ATTAACGAAAACTTGAACAACGAAGTGTTCATCGAACATCTTTGGTTCTTGATGGGCGGTGCAAATCAATGAATATCTTTGCTCTTAGCACAGACCCTACTATTGCTGCTCAAGAAATGTTAGATAAGCATATTGTGAAGATGCCCACGGAAACGTGCCAAATGCTTCACACCAATGTTCTTTACAAGCAATTTATTCATGAGCATGGAAGAGAACCTAAACTTGCAGAGTTGAAGGATTTTCATTCACGCATCGGCTCGTATTTGATGAAGCCTGCTATGCTCAACCACCCCTCAACCCAATGGGCGAGGGAATCCGAGAACAATTTCACATGGCTTTACTATCATGGACTTGCTCTTTGCAAGGAATATACGTTTCGTTATCAGAATCGTGTGCATCGCACAGAGAAGCGTATTCGTGATATTGAAGAGTATGTGAAAGGTGATTCATCAAAAGCAAGCCCTGTTTGGATTGCGATGGATGACCAATATAGACTAAATGAAAAAGAATACTCTAACAGAAATCCTAATTGGACAGGTTGGGATTTTGTTATCGCATCTTATCGTCACTATTACCTTGAAGGTAAGTGGGAGTTTGCGAATTGGAAACCCGTAAGGGGTGAACCAGAATGGTGGCCTAAGCATCACGCCATTCTCAAATATAATGAGAGAACTACTGCTTTTAACAAGAAGTGGAATGCTAATTTTAAATTGAAGGAGATACCAGAATGACTTATAATTTTGAATGTGATGTATGTAATGGAGAACGTTATAAGGTGGTCCCATCCTCTTGGGATGATGATGTGCCTATGCGTGTTGAATGTGATGAATGTAGGGTTAATAGCATCTTGCTAACCACTATGTCTTATCAATTGACCAAGTTGCTGACTAATGCCTCCATTGAGAGCCTAGCAGCGATTATTTCTGTTGCATTTGTTGAGAGGAACTGCAACGATATGGACGTGTTGAACCGTGTTGAGAACATGATTCACACAAAGGACCACAAGAACGCACTTAGCGTCATGGGGGCCTATCTATCTTGAATACGGGGGCGCGTGGTGTAATGGATAGCATCTTGGCCTTCTAAGCCGAGGATGGGGGTTCGATTCCCTCCGTGCCTGCCTGTATTTGAAAAAGGTGATTAAAATGAATTTTATATTTAGATATTTAAGAAAGAAGATTCTTCAAGATATGGAAGAACAAATTAATACTATTATTGATGAAAGGTGGGGGAGCCTTCAAGAATCTTTAGAGGTAATCCAATTAGGATTATCTAAGAATAGACCCCCATCTAAGAATAAGCCCCCGTGGAGGGAAGTAGAATGAACATGATTAAAGATAAAGTAAAGCCTGTTGAATTTCGTAAGGTAATGGATGAGGAACTTCCTCCTATTATTATTACGATGAATGAGAATGATGAACCAAAGATGGTGCTAAACATGTATCATCGTATTTGGATTAGTCTGCACCGAAAGACTATCGCAGGAATTATCAATGTCTTCCCTGAGAAGATTGACGAGATTCTCGATGATTTCCTCTCTGACCAACGAGCAAACGAAAAGATGGATTGGGATTGAAATGGGATTTAGAAAGAACGATGAAGAAGCACAAAGGCGTCGTGACCTCCGAGCAAATGAAATTGCTTTGGAGTATGCGAATAAGAAAGGCATTACTCCTACAGTTATGATGGCTAGTGAAATTCACACCATTGGTATGCCTATTGCTTTTAACTGTTCGACTTGCATGGAAGAAGGTATTGATGCCGTGGATTCACTATTAGGTATTGCTCATCACACTAACCCAATGAATGATGAAGGTTGGTTTGAGAACCCAATTTTAGATGTTCAATGCCGCCGTGGTCATGTAGGGCACATTAAACTAAATACTATTCTTCATACCGGCAAATATCCCGTTCACATTAAGTTTTTGAATGGTGGTATTGCTTGGCTTGAAAGCGGTATTGCTATCGGAAACATTGAAGGTCTTAGAGAACAAGGCCGTTGGCCGTATAGTGATGATGATACAACAATGGGGTTGATGAATTGAAATTAAGAAAACTTGGAACAGGTCATTGGGACCGCAAACTTATTCAGCGAATGGTTGAAAAATCTATTTCTGATGATAATGAAGAAGCGGTTCGTGAATGGCGAGCAACAGGCGATTGTTGGTGGCCTAAGTATTACGACACCAACATTCCAGATTGGGTGAGAGAATCCCAAAATGGTCCGGGCTTTTGTTTGTGTGGCCATACGATTTATTACCACTTCGCAATCGAAAACACCCATACAGGTGAAATTGAATGTGTTGGTTCTGACCACATTAACGCTTACATGATTGCACGGAACATTTCTGAGGAACTCGACATTCCTATTGAAACTGTTAGCGATATGCAGATTCAAGCGTGGATTAAGGAGCGTATGAAGAACATGAAGGCAGATGCTTGGTGGACAGAATACGGCGATTGGTTCAATGGTTTGATTGAAGGTCTTCGTGAAGTTGACCAATGGCATAACTTTATTGGAACAGGAGAATATTCTTGGGATAGCGAAACTGAACGCAATATTGAAAAGATGAAGCCTCGAAAGAAGGCTTTAGGTGTTAGGAATACTCATGGTTATCAAATGGCCTCCGTCTTTTGGCGTTGGGATAATCCTGATAATAGTCGCAATCAAATTGGAAGCCGTGGTTATCCAAATGAAACATTGTTAGCAGATATTGTGTTTCTAGATGCGGCACACAGGCCTGCATATCTAAAATGGAAGGAAGCATATGATATACGACGTAATCAACGCATTGAAGAAGTTAAGGAAATTCGTCGGTTGCGTGAAGAAAGGCACAGACAACGACAAGAGCAACAAAGAGAACGAAACCGGCTCCGTCAGATTGAGCAGAAACGTTTGGCTGAGATGAGGGAACAAAGTGAAATTCGTCTTGATATTAGTCAGGCATTGGAGATTGATGAGCATATGAATCATCCCAACGTCATTAATATGAAAGAACTTTATGGTGTAACACATGCTTGTTCTGCCGTTTGTTCCTCAAGAAACTATCTTAGAAGATATCATAGGATTATTTCTATGGTGGTTAGAGGTAGGGACATTACAGGGTATATTAGTAATCTTCAAAGCATTTATGGCGCAACCCTCCGCGCTACAGATGAACAGATTACACGAATCATGGAACTAAACGGAGAAATCCGAGGTCCATGCACCTATAGCGATGCAGACCGACTGATTGCTTCGCTTGAAAGGAGGGAAAATAGTGAGGAATGAGCAGGGCGGCTCTTTCTCATCAGTCAAGGTTCATAAGGGTTGTAGCCTTGGAGACTATGCAACGGAGGTTGTTTATAATGATTAAGTTAAGGATTTTAAATGAAACAGGACATACAGAAGTAATGCTCGCGTCGGAAGAAATTATTGAACAAATTGATACACACCCTACACATTGGGTTTTTATTGATGGTGAAATGGTTAGCCGCGAACAGATTACTACTCTTGATTGGAATACAGTCGAGAGTGTGGATTTAACTCCCGCAATTGTGGGAGGTGCATTCTGAAACACTAGTTTCCGGCTGCAACCCTTTTTAGGGGGAGGAAGACCGCCCATAGTCTTCTTCCCCCACTTTTATTCGGGAGTGTAACCTTTATGGTTGCGCTCCCCTTTTTTTATTGAGAATCATGGACTTAAAAAACTTAATTTCAATTGGCGGACTAAAACTAATGCTAGAATTAAACGGATGGAGTTTGAATAGTCCTGTTGTGTTTGATGAAGTAGCCGCCTTCAAACCAGACTTTTATCCTGAAAGCCACGTAATTGCTTCAAGCAAGAAGGGCTACATTTATGCCTCGGGACAGACTCGCGTTGAATACGCGGGGGCTGAATACACAGACGTAAATGAACTGATTGCTATTCATGGAATTGAAGCAATCAAAAACTTCTCTGAGTGGGTTTTCCACGAAGAAAAGGAATGGGTAATCACCCGCGATGGGTCCGATTTTATCTATTCCTTTACTACCCTCGACAAACTACCTAAAACAACAAAAGTGAGGTGCTGAAACATGAACACAGAAATTTTATCTGATATTACCGTGCATATGAAATACGCAAAATATAATGAGAGTTTAACTCGTCGAGAAACATGGGACGAGATTGTTACTCGAAACAGAAATATGCATATTAAAACTTACCCTGACCTTGCGGGTGAAATTGAATCTGTATATGAAAAATTTGTGAGGGCAAAGAAAGTTTTGCCGTCTATGCGCTCTATGCAATTTGGAGGGAAACCCATTGAAATTAGTCCAAACCGTATTTATAATTGTGCTTATATGCCTCTTGACTCCTATCTATCTTTTTCTGAGGCTATGTTCCTTCTTCTCGGTGGAACGGGGGTGGGATATTCCGTCCAACGACATCATATTGAACAATTACCAGAAATTCGCCATCCCAAAGCCGACCGTAAGCGTCGTCACCTTATTGCTGATTCTATCGAAGGGTGGGCTGATGCTGTAAAGGTTCTAATGGAATCTTATATTGGCATTAGAACATCAACTCCTGCATTTGACTATTCAGATATTCGGCCAAAGGGTTCTATTTTGAAAACTTCTGGTGGAAAAGCACCCGGACCTCAACCTCTTCGTGAATGTCTTGTTAAAGTTGAGGGTATCCTTCAAAACATTCAAGATGGAGAAAAACTTAGTCCTATTAATTCTCACGATATTATGTGCCATATTGCTGATGCAGTTCTTAGTGGCGGTATTCGTCGTGCGGCTATGATTAGTCTTTTCTCTGCTGATGATGCTGAAATGATTGCATGTAAATCTGGCTCTTGGTGGGAGAACAACCCTCAACGTGGACGTGCAAATAATTCTGCCGTTATTCTTCGACACCGTGTAACTAAAGAATTCTTTATGGATTTGTGGAAGCGCATTGAAGCAAGTGGTTCTGGTGAACCCGGACTTTATTTCAGTAATGATAAAGATTGGGGAACTAATCCCTGTTGTGAAATTGCTTTGCGTCCATATCAATTCTGCAATCTTACTGAAGTGAATGCTTCCGATGTTGAAGACCAAACAGACTTAGAATCTAGAGTGAAAGCCGCTGCTTTCCTTGGAACACTTCAGGCAGGGTATTCAGATTTCCATTATCTTCGTGAAGTCTGGCGCAAAACTACAGAAAAAGACGCTCTTCTTGGAGTATCAATGACGGGTATTGCTTCAAACAGGGTTGAACATCTCGACCTCGAAATGGCTGCCTTCGCTGCTAAGTTGGAAAACAGCCGCATTTCTAAATTGATTGGAGTAAAGGAAGCGGCTCGCGTGACTTGCGTAAAGCCTGCCGGGACAACTTCTCTTGTTCTTGGGACTTCTTCTGGTATTCATGCATGGCATGATGAATATTACATTCGACGTATTCGTGTTGGAAAGAACGAAGCCATCTATGGTTATCTTTCTGAACATCATCCTGAATTGGTGGAAGATGAATTCTTTAACCCAACACAACAGGCAGTAATTTCTGTTCCACAGAAGGCTCCAGAAGGAGCAATTACTCGTAGTGAAAACGTATTTGAACTTCTTGAACGTGTGAAGAACTTCAGCATTCGTTGGGTGAGAAGTGGACACCGTGAAGGTGCAAATACACATAACGTTTCTGCGACTATTTCGATTAAGCAGGATGAATGGAACGATGTTGGCGAATGGATGTGGATGAATCGTCACTATTACAATGGTTTGTCCGTATTACCTTATGATGGTGGAACATACACCCAAGCACCATTTGAGACTTGTGATAAGGAAACTTTTGATGAATTAACTAAGGCTCTTCGAGGCATTGATTTAACTCAGGTTATTGAGATGACTGACGAAACTAACCTTTCTGGTGAATTGGCTTGTGCCGGTGGAGCCTGTGAAATTTAGAAAGAAAGATAGGAAATTGTTTCCTTTACACGTCCTTTGTCTAGCGGCGAATGAATTTAGCAAAGAAGAGTTTGCTGAAATAAAAGATGCGGTTGAGATTGCTCGTCGCCTCTATGATGACGAAGAAAGAATCAGAAGAGTTTGGGAAAGCCTAACAAAAATTATGTGGAGATACCCCAAGTGTATTGATGAAGGATTCCATACATTCTTTAACTCTCGTATTGAACAATATAATGAAGCCATCGAATATCACGATGTTAATTGTAATAGCCAATGTAAATTATGTGTGGTTTTATCATGTGTAAAAAATCTAGAATTTTAAATGTTGCTCGTAATAAGGCAAAGGAATGTGACTACTTTTATCGCCTTGGTGCGGTAATTGTCCGTGGTGGAAAGATTCTTTCTATCGCAAGCAATACCCGTAAAGGACACGCTGAAGTGAACGCTATTAAACAGGCAAGTAAAACTGAAGGCGCAGACATTTACGTTACTCGCCATACGCCAACAGGAATGGCTATGGCGAAACCATGCGGTAATTGCATGGAAGCGATTAAAGCGGCGGGCATCCGTCGTATTTATTACACTAGCCGTGATGGGCTACATAAGGTGATACTATGAAAGAACATGACCCTGAATATACAGAAAATACCCGTGGGTATAAAAAAAGAACGGCTACACGATGCCGAATCTGTGGTGGACAACTTCTACACCCTGAAGATTTTAAAAGAGAAATGCACGAAGATTGTGCGAAGAAAGAAGATAAAACAATTTACATGATGTGATAATATGGAAAAGCAATGTATTTCATTTTATATTTACAAGCCTAACGATTCAGGGCAGTATTATACCGCTAGAATTTATTTTGATGGGACTGACACAGACAGATATGTTATTGGAACAAATAGTCTTAACATTTACGCAGACCGTAAGAATACACAGAACCCCCTGCATTTTTCAATCACAAAGAAGATGAAGGAAATGGTCACAGCAATTGGTAAGCATTTCAATGGAAGTGCAAAATCATTTAAGTTTGGTTCTCTTCCAATTGTTCTATCTAAGGAGGAGACTAAGTATCAAATTAATGGTCAAACTAAGTCCCTTGCTGAGATTTCAGATATCCTTGCTCGTGTTCTGTATAAGAGTATCTTTGAAGAAGACCCTGTTAAACTCATGCAATATTTCATGAGTCGTCTTGATATGCCTGAAGCGGTGTCTTATGTTATTGAAAACCGCTTACCTTATTTCTTCTTTGAGAACTTTAGAAAGATTGAGGTTCGCTTGAATGTGATGCAGATTGATGATGATTCTTGTGCAATCGAGATTGCTGATGGTATTTGGGGTGAAATTAGTTTCAGGGATTTAACTACTTATTATAACTACTATGTTCTAGGAAAGAAGCGTGGTTCTTGGAAGAACCTTTCACCTCAGAGTCTTTATGAGCGTCTAATGGGACACCGACCAAAAGATTCAGATGTTAAGGTGATGATTGAGTTTTTGAAGCAGAACCGACAACAAGATATTGTTGAAAAGCGTGCAATTGAATTAATGCACGACCTTGTGAAGCAATACCCTGAAAAGATTAAACTAACATATGATACGGACGGAAGGGCAGTAATGTATGTTCGTGGTCGTGGTTATGATTGGAAGTTATCAGAAAGCACATATAAGTCTGAAATTCAGAACGTTAGCACATATGTCTGGCAACCGAGCCATACCACATATGATGACGAAGGAAATGCTATTAAGCAGAAACCTACATGGCGTGGTCCTATTTGCATTGATAATATGGCGCGAGGTTCTTCAACAGGCGACCAATTCGCGGCTAGGGCTTTGGCTCTTCTTAACGATACTTTAACAGTAACAATCGTTAGCACAATTCAACGATACCTAATTGCAAAACAAAATGAATATAGAGTTGATTTTAATGCGGTGTGATGAATGCGGTTCAAGACAAACGTCTTTTGATGAAAGACTTGGTGAAAGGGTTTGCGACGATTGCGGTTTAGTTATCGTTGTTGAACAGTTTGAAGAAACTGTTCGTGGCTATGGTGTTGGTGATTTTGGAAACTCTAGAATTGGAGATAAGGGTCACTTAGGAAGTTTTACAGACAAGAGGATTTCAACTGTAAGAACAGGAGCAGGTCATCATATGACTCGCGGTGTTTCCGATACCGAAAGAGCAATTTTGAAAGGTATTCAACTGACTAATATGGTGTTTGGCTCTTTGGGCTTTCCATCTGTTCTTAAAGAACGAACCGAACAGATTTATCGTGAGTGTTTCCGAAAGCGTGTCTTTGGTCAATATGGTATGGAAGTGCGAGCAACTGCTATTGCTTATTACGTTATGAAGGAAAATAGAACTCCTGTTCCTCTTTCATTAGTTTGCCAAGAGTATGACGTATCTCGTAAAGCAGTAAATAGATTGGTTCGTAGAATTACCAAGCACTATGGAAATAAAACTGTTAATCAAAACACTACAGACTTTGAAGTAAAGAGGCTCGCCCAACTAGTCTGTGAAGACCCAACGTTTTCTAGCCTGTGTTGTGAAACGTTGGTTCATTTTGAGAAAGTGCTTGAAGCACTAACAATCAGTAAGAGTAAATCATTTGTGGCGTCCATTGTTTATATGACGAGCATTATGTATGATTATAAAATCACAGGACAGGCAATCGAGGACTACGCCTTTGTGTCCCGAGCGTCTATGATTCAAGAAGTAAAACGCTTGATTAAACCTTTTGGATTCAAACTTCCAAGAGAAATCAAAGGCAAAACATTAAACGATTTTGAGATGATTTAAATGAAGAAAATTTTAGTAATTGGAGCAGGTGGAATTGGAAGTTTCTTAATTCCACTTCTCGACAGAATTAACGAATACAACATTACGGTGGCTGACCCTGATAAGGTGGAGACAAAGAATCTCCTTTATCAGAATTACCTACCTTTAAATGTTGGACAGAATAAGGCACAGTCAATGCAAGACATTCACAATAATGTCTCAAAGGCTAGCCCTTATCCGATTTTAACTGCAAAACAAATGGAGGGTTATGACCTCGTTGTTTCTTGTGTAGATAACCTAGGAGTTAGGCGCACTCTTTACAACACAACCCTTAAGTGGTTGGACCTTCGCGCTCAAGGTAGGAATGCGGCACTTGTGACGCATAACGCTGACCCTGCGCTTTACGATTCTCTCTTGGCCGGACCTGAAGGTTCTTTTTCGTGCCAAAGTGAGAATTGGGATGGTTCAGGAGCAGGTGTGAACCTTATGAACGCTATGATTGCAGGTGCAGGCGCACAATGGATTCAGAAGTATTTTAACAATGAAGACACGAAGGCGTTTATGACTTTTAATATTTGAGGTGAATAAAATGAATTTTACAGAAGAAGAAATTAAATTTATGCAAAAACTACGAACGAAAAACATGGGCTATGGAAACATCGCTCGTCGGCTTGAAGCCGTTTATCGAAAGAAGCCTACGGTTTCTCAGGTAAAGCGAGCATTGGCGACCCCTGAGCAAAAGCAAGCAGATACAGAAATTGCTGCTATGTCTCTCCCTAACAGCCTTAAGGAAGTTGTGAAACTCCGAGAGAATGGAGCAACATATAAGCAGATTACTGAGCAAACAGGCTTTTCTTATAAAAAGGTCAAGAGTATCTGTGATGTTTTTGTTGCTAATAACTCTAATATCTCTAAGTCTAATATGACTAGGTATAAAGCAGAAAAGATGAAGAAGGCCAGAAACAATAGATGGACTGATGAAGAAACTTCTAAGTTGTTTTCTTTAAATCAACAAAATGTCTCTTGGAAAGAGATTTCTGAGAAGTTGGGAAGGAGTCAGAGGGCTTGCAAACAGAAATACATGTATGAAGTTAAGAAGGGCCATCTAACTTCTAAGTCTGCCCCTGTTGAGAATACTGAATGGACTACCTTTGAAGATAAGGCCTTAGTTTTCTCTATGTGGTTTTATAGTGAGCAACCCTATGCTTATGAACATATTTCTGGACTTGTTTCAAAAGATAATAAGAGGACAGTAACAGATTGTTTGGCCCGTTACAATCTTCTAAAGGAGCAAAATCAGATTGAGTCTATCTTGGATGAGGAACCACCAAATTTTCCATTCCTTAATACTTTTTCTAATAGTGGTCGCATTAAGCCAATGCCCTTGCCGGAAGAGGTAAATGCAAAAGAAGCATCTAAAGATAAAAAGTGGGCTAACAACCGATGTAACTATACTCCACAACAGGAGTTGGGAATTATGGTTGATTTCCCTAACCTGAGTATTGACGAAATGCGTGAAAAATACCAAAGGGACTATCGCGCTCTTGCAGGCCGGTATGAAGACATTTGGGATTCAGAAGAACCTTCAAGAATCGCTTTGGTTATAGAGGCTTCTCAGATTGTTTCTGCCCGTAAGCGGGAAGAGGCGGAAAAGCAAATTGAGCCGCGAATGGGATGGTTTGAACGCCGCCGTATGAAGCGTGTGGCGCGTAAGGCTGCGAGGATTCAGAAGCGATTGAACAAGATGGCTACCAAGTATGGTGCAATTCTAACAAATGGAGATGAATGAAATGGGTAAGATTAAAGACAGATTTTTTGACGAAATCAATTCAGATGATGATTCTGGATATGAAGATTATGAACTTGCTGATGTAGCAATCAGGAATGCTTGGGAAACCTGTAAAGAACATTACGGCCAAATGTCCGACACTCATCATCCAGAATTAAACGAAGCAATCTGGGACTGTTCGACAATGTTGTTTCCCGGTCTTGAAATTCAAGTTGTGATTGATGGGACAGATAATCTTTATTGGTCCGTTGGCTCGCCCGGATATGTTGATTTTCCCGCACCTCCTCTCGGAATGAAATTGCCGATTAAGTGTTGGATTCATACCCATCCTTTTGGTTCTGCATATTTTAGCGGAACCGATTGGCGAACTATTAATTCATGGCGCATTCATATGCAACGTGCCGAAGTCCTTGGAAACATGGAATGGGGTGTTTGGGATGGTGAAGCAGGTCATCAATACACCCATATTAAGGTTACAGAAGACAGTAACCTACTGCTAACAAAAATTGGAAGTGAAGAAGAATGAAGAAATTTGAAAGAAAACAACAAGAACGCGGACAAGCATTTACTTTGGACTATACTCGTTCAACGCGAGCATATCCAAATGGAACTGCAAATGTTAAAACCATTTACGTTAACGAGGTAACTGAAGGAAGAGGTGGAAAGAAGTTCACCAACACCATTCAGATGCTTGTTCCTGTTGAACCTGTTGAATGTTCAAAGCGTGTTAAAGAACATAAGGCCCGTCATCCGAACGATGTGAAGAAAACATATGATGAAATGCATATCCCCGGAAATGCTCGTCAAGCAAAGGCAGGAAAGCGAGATAAGCACCTAAAGGAGTTCTATAAAACTCATGTTTATGCTTACGTTAGGCCCGGAGTCCGTCGTTGGATTCCTATTCCTGAACTTAAGGAGGAAAATGAATGAACTACAATATTGTTAAATCAGTTGGAAACTATGCAGTAGTTAAGATTGAAAAGACTCAAACTACGTCAGGCATTGTTTCATCCCACGGTAACGTAGGAATGTGTATTGCTTGCTCAATGGATAGTGACCTTAATAATAAGAAGGTAATGTTCAATGGGCGAAAGACATATGAAAAGTATGGAGATTTTATGTTTGTTCCATATGCAGATATCTTTTGTGTGGTGAACTAAATGTGTGGCGCTATTCCAATCGAATGTAATTCCTGCGGAACATGGTATAGATTTGACCATGAATGTAAGGAGGAAGAAAAATGATTACTACAGAGAAAGAAGTAAAAGAAAAACTATTGCAAGGTATTAACATGGTTGCTGACGCAGTTTCGCCCACCTTTGGACCACAGGCTAAAACGGCGATTCTTCAGGGAAACCCGCCCGTCATTATCAACGACGGTGTAACTATTACGAAATACGTTAAGCACGATGACCCATATGTTCAGATGGGTATTCAAATGGTTCAAAATCTTGCTAGCCAAGCACAGGATAAATCCGGTGATGGAACAACTACTGCCTGCATTCTTGCACGCTCTCTATGTAATAACATCTTCAGCCATTACTCTAATATTGAAAATATGCGAGTATTTCAAGATGAACTTGCTACCATTTCAGAATTTATTGTTAGTAAAATTAAAGATGCGACCCAACCAATTACTGATGAAGACGTATATGGTGTAGCATTTATCTCATCAAACAATGATTATCAGATTGCAGAAATGATTACAGAAGCAGTAAAGGCAGTAGGAAAGGACGGAGTGATTACTGTTGAAGAAGGTAAAACTTACAAGAATGAACTGATTATCAGAGAGGGCGTTCGTCTTGATGAAGGCTACCTTAGTCATCTGATGGCTAACAAAGAAAATGGAACTTGTGAATTTGAGAACCCTCTCATCTTTATGTCCAACCTTTCTTTCCGTAACTTCCAAGATTTGCTGCCTATGCTTGAGATTGCTTCTGTTCAAAAGCGACCTCTTCTTATCATGTGTAAAGGAATAGAAGGTTCTGCCATGAATAACTTAGTGGCAAACATTATTCAACAAACTGTTCAAGTGGCTGCTATTCTTGCGCCTAACTTTGGTGATGCACAGTTAGATGAATTGGGCGACCTTAATGCTCTTGTTGGAGGAAAGATTTTCAATAATGAAAGCAACGATGACCCGACCTTAGTTTCCATTGGAGATTTTGGTTCTTGTGAAAGAGTAATTGTTTCAAAAGAATACACAACAATTATCGGTGGCGATGGTGATGTTCAGTCTCGAATCGAAACGCTCCGTTCAATGGCTGAAGATATGGAAGGATATGATAAAAATAGAATTAAGCACCGTGTTGCTCGTTTGAAGGGAGGTGTAGCGACTATCCAAATTGGTGCATCTTCCGCTATTGAAATGCGTGAATCAAAGGAAAGATTAGATGATGCGTTAAATGCAACTAGAGCCGCCCTTGCTGAAGGTATTGTTGGGGGTGGAGGCATGACTTATGCTGATATCGCAAACGCAATTGCTGAAACTGCGGGACAAACTCTTTCTATCGTAGATAACATGCTAATGGATGCTCTCTATGAACCTATTCGCTGTTTGCTTGAAAATTCAAACATGAAAGAAGAAGTTCTAAACACTTGGGTTCTTGGTGGATTCAATGCTCTCACCGGAGAGTTTGGGGACTTAAAGGAAATTTATGACCCGGCTAGGGTTGCTAGAGAATCCTTTTTAGCCGCTATGTCCATTGCCCGTCTGTTCCTAACTACATCTGTAGCAATTACATTGGAGGACTAAATATGCCACAAGTTATGCATCAAGAAATATTAGACTACATTACTTGGTTAGAAGGGCAAATCCCTGAAGGATTAGAGGGGCAATACCCTTTTCATAGGTTATACAAAAAGAATCTCTTTATGGCCTCCAATGGTAAGTTTTACTTTATTCATAAAGATGATGGACCGGGGAGGAAACATTGATGAAACGTGCAGTTACAGTTACATTACCTGCACCACATGATGCAGAAATTAATTGCCCTATTTGTGAAGGGAATAAATGTAAGGTGTGTAATATGACCGGGAAGATTAAATTTCAGGTCGCACCTAAGATTCCTATTCAAAGGGCGCACATCATTAAATACATCAACGATAATCTTAATGATGTAGCATTCGAATTAAGTAGAATGTTTGGCCTTGTTCCTGAAGTCTCAACAAAGGAAGTTGTTGAAGTCAGTAGCGGCCAATATGAAATTGTGCAGGTATCTTCAATTGGTGGAGCCTGTTGGATTGCTAACCGATTAGACCAATTAGAAGCGCCACGCTATTTTAGAACGTGGAAAGACCTAGAAAAGTTCAAGGAGGAATCAATTTGACTGATGACGGATTTGAACTGATTGGAACTATTCCCCGAAACGAAACTGATGTAGTTAAGGTTCGTAAGGGTAACTATTATAAAATCGACGTAATTGATATTCGTTGGTATAAGGCAGATAAGATTTCCCGTAAGGGTATTCGCCTTAATCGAGAAGAGGCTACATATCTTCTTAACATTCTCAGGAGAGAGTTAGATGACTGAAAGAAAAATTAAACCTAAGCGCATCAGCGATGTGCAAGCAAAAAAATCAGCAAGAGCAGCAAACGCCAAAAGACAATACGGAAGTGGTGCGGTAGGCAGATTTGTTACTCATGCTTCTTCATTAGTTGATTTATACGCACTATATGTTGAAAAGAGTATGGACGTTGCACCCGGTAAAGGACGTGGTTGCAGGGTTCAGACATACCATTTAGATATTGCTTTTGCTAAGATGCAATCGCTAATGAACGAACTTATTTTGGAGAGTGTATTAAATGAATACGAACAAGATTTACCTAGTGACGACGAATGATAAAAAGTATGCAGAATGGTCAAAGAAAATGGCTAGAACTCTAAATAAGAGTCCGCTAATGTTTGAACATTTTCAATCTCAGGCTACTGAGATGCGATATGCAAATTATCTAGCAAAGGCTTCATTCGTTTGTTATTGGGAAATTCAGACAGATAATAGTTTAGCGAGACTTGCACCCGCATTGACTCAGGCTACGTTAATTCAACTAACACATCGTTTTGTTGAGCAGGAAAAATTTGAAGAAGTAGAAGTTACATCAATGATGATGACCAACTTCCTTCGACTACTTGGGGGTCTTGATGATGTATCGCAAGATGAAGAAGAATGAATGGATTAAGGTTGCAAAATTCCTACATTGGTTTTTTGTTTCCGAAGAACAAGAGCCGAAAGACTACACAACGATTTCGGACGATATTAAGAATTTAATTTATACAGTAAATAAAGAGGTGAATTTTGATGACGTGGAAAATGATGAGCAACCTATTGGAAGCAACGGACCAAGCCCTTCCAAGCAGACAAATCTCAATGATTTCGAAGGCTCTGGAGAATTTTGAAGATAAGAGTAGTGTTCTTGCTGTTCTTGCTTTAGAATATCCTTCAAACAACATTGGTCTATCAAGAGCAAAGAAGTGGATGGCGAAGTCTTTTGATTTACATGAAGAAGAAATCGATGGAGATATGGTAGTCTATGAGGACTTGGGTGATGTTGTCTATTATCTAGATACTTCAGCAGATTCAGAAACGGGAACATCTGTAGCAACAATTCTTCGAATGCTAGGAACCGATTGTTCAGGAATCAACTCAGATTCTAATAGAGCAATCAATGACCTAATTGTTTCGCTTTCTGCTATTGAGCGAAAGTGGTTCATTCGATATTGGCTACGCACACCTCGTAATGGTATTAACTCTGGAAATGTCGTAAAGATGCTCGCAAAGCATTTTAAGAAGACACAATCTGAAGTAAAGAAGCACACTAACTTCAATAGCATTTCAAATGTTTGTGAATATTACATGGGTGGAATGGAACCACCTATGATTCTAAATCACGGAACGTTTGTTGCGCCGATGTTAGCAAAAGCCGTTCCTTTGAATAAGTGGCCGAAGAATAGGATTGTTGATTATAAATACGATGGTAACAGATACCAGATTCATAAGAAAGGTGATAACGTTATCATCTTCAATCGAAAGGGTAAGATTGTAACTAACCAATATCCAGATATTGTGGAAATCATTCGTGGTTATGATTGTGATAACTCAATCTTTGATGGTGAAATTTACCCTATTCATGGTGACGGTTCGCCCGCACCCCATCAGCGTTTGGGAACCCGTGTTCATTCCAAAGACCACGCAGAAGCCGTCAGGAGATGCCCTGTAACATGGGTAATCTTCGATTGTTTGAAGATAGACGGCGAGGCCGTGTTGGGCCTTCCTTACGCTCATAGGCTTGAAGTAATGAAGGAGTTACCTAACCAAGCCCACCGACAATTTGATGGAGATGCAATCGCTTTCTATCATGAAGCGATTAATGCAGGATTTGAAGGCATCATCGTAAAAGATGCAGATGCCGAATATCAGCCCGGAAAGCGTTCTATTTCTTGGGCTAAACACAAGCCACCGCGAATTGATTTAGATGTTGTTATTGTTTCAGCATCGTATGGTGAAGGAAAAAGAGCAGGTGTCTTTGGACGTTTTGAGATGGGAGTTAAATCAGATGGTGGTTATTCTCCTATTGGTTGGGTAGGGACAGGTTTTTCTGATTCTGACCTTGTTAACCTAACCAATGCCCTTAGAAAGAATGTTGAAAGTTATAAGGGCAATATCTACTCTGTGCTACCTCGCGTAGTTTTGCAGGTAAGCGCAGATGTAGTAACTAGGGATTCCGATGGAAACATTGGACTAAGATTCCCTAGAGTAACTAGAATCAGAGATGATAAATTCGCACAAGATGTGAATACTCTAGAAGAAGTTGAGAGGATGATTTAAATGGCAATTAAACACAAGAACTTTAATTACTTTGTTTGGAATGATAATTCAGTTACACGTATTGCGGAGTTAAGAAAACATGAAGTGGCAAAGGCGCTTAATTTACATAAGAAGCGTCTAAAGTCTGGCTACATTGTTCTTAAGAAGTTACATGAACAACGACTGAAAACCTTACCGGGTTCTAAACCAATTAATACAGAAAGGGTTATGCTAAGAACCATGAAGATGAGAACTAGTAGGCCCGTAAAAACCTCAAGCCGAGAAGTTCGTCTTGATGCAATTATTCAAACGGCTTTGTTTCTTTTGGATAGTGAAGCAGATTTTGAAGCAGTAAAGAACTGTCTAAAGCAAGCAGGTGATAAAGATGATTAAAGAAGGACAATTTACAGTAATTGATGGTAAAACTTATCAAGTGATGCGTATTGAAGAACAAACTGCACATCTTCAGAATGTCGAAACGTATAAAGGGCGACCGCGTAAGATGTTGGCGAGGTTGGTCCCTTATTTCGCTGAAGACGGAAACCTTATTGTGCCTGAGCCTGTGACCGAAACTGCGATTCCAACGCGAAAACTGACTTCTAAAGTCAACATTAGAAAGATTATTGCAGAAAATACTGAGATGCAAGTTTCAAAGAATGCAATTATGTGGCTACATGAACAGTTAGAAGGAATTTGTGAAGCCCTAATCAGTCAAGCAGAATTGAAAGCCGAGTTCCATAATCACAAAAGAATTGAACCGAGACATATTCAACATGTCCCAATCCCTGAAAGCGCACCAGATTATGTATATCTGAGTCATGATGATTATGTTAAGGATGGAATCTGATGTATTCGGAACCCTTAGTTACTGAATGGCTAGAGAAATATGATAACGTAACGTCTTTTTCTTTTATGGTATTCTTTAAACTAACAGAAGAAGAAATGATGTTACTTTCTAAGGGTTTAACAGTTAGACTATTGTTCCTAAGTAAGAATGGTGAATTTGCATTAGTGCATGATGAAGTGGATGAAGAATTAGCAAAGGCATTAGGGACATATCAAGGAATCAATCTATGCTTTATTTTTCCCGGAGACTATTCAGACTTAGAAGAAATGGTTAGAAGCACGGTGTTAGAAGGACTTGAATTCTTAAGATTAAAAGGTGAATATCTTGGAATGGCAAAGGTGAAAGACAATGTTTAGTAAAGAAAATCTGGAAGGTATCTTTCTTAGTTTGGCTAAGACAGAAGTTTCAATCGAGAGGGTTGATTCATCCAATATTGGTTACAGAGTTAGACTAAGAGTAAATCTTCGTTCTGATTCTGAAAGATTTTTACTAGGTATAAAAAGAAGTCTTCTTCAACATGATATTGATTCCGTGTATAAACAAAGTGAACATAAGACTAGACCAAGACCAATCTTAAGAATCGGTGGGATTAAGAATCTCTATAAACTGTGTGAAATTGTTTCACCAGATTTACCGGATTCAAAGCACGAATGGGAACCATTTAGAGAAGCAGTATCTTTAGTTTCAAATGGTCAGCATCTTAAATTAGAAGGAATCGAAGAATTATTTAGAATTAAAATGGGAGAGAATTGGAATGGGGCTGACTAATACAAAAACAATACGACCAATCTTAATTACCGGCAAACCCGGATATGGAAAAAGTATGAAGGCTAAAACCTTCTGCGAGAATCCAATGTTGATGTTCGCTAACGAAGTGGACACAACAGATATTGGTTCTCATCCGAAAGAGGATGGAATCATTATTGAAGATGTTCATCATAAGCCAAACAAGGATGACATTTTACATATCCTTCGAAACTATCGAGGACAGGTAGTATTAACTTCAATTAATGAAAAATCTGTTCCTAAGGAAATTAAAGATATGTGTCAGATTAAAAGAGCAGGACGAACGAATCACTTAGCCAATCAGATTCTTTCTATTGCTCCAAACTCTGAAGAACCTGTTAAGAGCGACATGGATGTTTTTAGTCTATGTATGGAGTTCTTAAAGAGTCGAGATAGAGATGAAGTAATGCATAAACTCAAATTTAATGCTCATTCAGATACTCAAATACTTTCTTGGTTGAGCCAAAACATGCATCCAAATAGACTTATCTTTGTGGATGGCTACGTTAAACGTAGGTGGTCAAGCGATTACTTCTGGGAAATGCTTGCATATTCTCACGAAGGAGGACACGTTGGAAGAATGAACTTTCCGAAAAGGTTCAACTATTCTAAGATTCCTTACATCTGTAGAAAATTAGGAGTAAGGGATGAAAGGGTTCTAAGACAGTTACTCAAAGACGAAGACTTCAAAAATTGGGCGAAGTCGAAACTAAACAATTCAGAATGTCGTATGCTGAAGATTGGAGAAAAGAAGCGACGAAAGAAGACGGACCCTGTTCGTTATGATACAGGGACGCTAGATAAATTTATGTGATTATTATGCAAATTAAAAAACATCAGAAACGAAATAAAATGATTGTTGACGGTTGTGTGGAAATTATCTTAGAAGAAGGTAGGCCACTTCCAACTTCAACTTTAACAACTATGCTGAGATTTAAGATGCCTAAGGGTTGGCTACCAAAGTCAACGCGGGTAACTTCAAATGTTCTAGCAAAATGCGACTATGAAAAGAAACTCAGGTGTGTTCCTGAAGATATTAATAGACCGAAGAACAGAAGGTTTCTTTGGACTGTGAGAGATGAATGGAGGGATTCAATTGAAAATTAAGGTTAAAGAAAACCTATTTGGAAAAATTACGGTTAAGATGGAAGGGACTTGGGAAGAGTTTGCTCCCTTTATTCTTAAACCCCCAACTAAGGCTATTTATAAGAAAAACCCAAAAACTTTTAAAGATCAAATGGATAGAGGGATGACATTAGTTCAATTTATGAGAACAGTAAATCATAAAAATGTTTTTATTTCAAAGAAAGAATTTATTGAAAACTATCAAAAAATACATAATGTCTCACTTGCCTCTACTTATGAGCGATTTCGTAAAGTTCAAACAAACTTTGATTCAAGAAAAGAAGGGCGCTCGGTATTTATTAAATTGAGGGATTAAAATGCTATGGACAGAAAAATATAGACCAAACAATCTAAACGATATTGTCGGACAGGAACACTTCACAATGGATGCTAAGTCTTGGGTGGAAGAACGTAATATGCCTAATGTATTATTGTTCGGTAATCCCGGAAATGGTAAAACTGCGGCAGGAATCGCTTTAGCAAAGACAATGCTTGGCGATGCTTTTCGAGATAACTTCATTGAAGTGAATGCGTCTGATGACCGACGGCTAGAAACCGTAAGGACCACTATTAAATCTGTGGCGCAAAGTGGAACTATTGGCGATGTTCCTTTCCGTATCATGTTACTTGATGAAATGGATGGGATGACTTCGGATGCACAGAACGCTCTTAAGCGAATCATGGAAAGATATTCTTCGAATATTCGTTTCATTATTACCTGTAACGATAGAAATAAAATTATCTTTGCACTTCAAAGTAGGTGTGCAAATTACAGGTTCAATCCTTTGAGCCACGAAGTAATTCTTGAAGTTCTTCAAACTATTCTGAAGAAAGAGGAAGTCGAGCGTTTTAGCGAAGATGAATTGTCGTCCTTTATAGCCGGTGGCTCCTTGGACTTAAGGAGGGCGATTACTGAAGTCCAAGCGGCTAAGGCAAGTAATACCTCACTTCAAAAGCAAATTGAAATTGGTCTAGAAGAATATTCTGAAGGACTCGAATTACTATTAACAAATAAAAATTCCGCCCTTCTGCACTTGCAGAAATTGTTAGTTCAAGGTAGGTCAATCAAAGAAATTTGCATCGGCTTACACGACGCAGTAATCAACAACAAAACTCTTGAACCAAAAATCAAGTTTAAGTTCCTAAGAGCAATTGGCGAAGCAGAATGGCGGTCCACAACTATGACTCCGAAGGTATTACTTTCGTGGATGGTTGGACAAGTATAAAACAAAAAAATTACCTAAAGGTGAATAAAATGAATGAAAAAACTAAAAAAGAAATCGCAGATTCCCTGCAATACATTGGGATGACGCAAGAAGAAGCAGAACAAAAATATGAGAACATCTGTAACGAAAATGGTTACGAATTGACCGACCCTCTGGGTTTGGCTCTTTATCGCAGTTTCGTTATGCAACACCGACGTTCTCAGAAGCGACCAAGTAATTCTGGCGGGGATTCTCTCGTTAAGAAGTGTTTTGGTTTCTTCGTAGGTCTTGAAGCACCACGCGATACTCTCGCTTGGAAGCGCCGAAAGGCTAAGGAAGAATATAACCGCGATGTGGACAATGCTCTAGAAAAGGGTATTGTTGCAGTTGCGACTCAAAACGCACTTGGAAAGTGGACCGTTTCGGCATATCGAAAGGGTGAATATCAGGAGAAGGTTATGACTAATCTTCCTCCCGGCGCAGAAGAAGGAAATGATGGACAATACTACATTCCTCTTGATGATACCGAGCGATACATGAATGGTGCTGAAAACAAGAATTTCGGTAAGCCTCTTGCTCCTGAAGAATACCGTCGTCAAGGAATCTTTTATGGTTCTGTTGATGGTGGCGAAATGGAAATCCGTCCATTCTCGTATAAGCGAAATCCATGCTTGGAGTTTGCACCAAATACGTTTGAATGGGTTCACTTCCTCGCTATCCCAAATGAGAACGGCAATCTTTACGGAATGACCGATACGACTCTAAACAGTCTTATCTTGAACAGTTCGTTATCTCCTGATAACTCTGATTACCGCGACATGTCTAACTTTAACGTCGAAGATTTCCTCGTTGATTCTTTGAAGGACAATGTTGTTTCTCTTGTGGACCTTGACCGAAAGCACATGGAAAATCTGCAAAGGCCATATAATCAACGCTTTATCGTGACTGATGGCGTGGTCTGTAACATGAATATGACTCCGACTTCCAACGGAAACCGGATTCTAAACATTACCGACCTTAACGCTGAGTTTGATTACGAAGGTAATGGTGTAGTTACCTGTTGGATTCCAGAACACATGGAAATTGATTTCGGTATCGGTTCATCCGTTATTGTTATCGGTAATACTTCGCAACGAACCGTTGATGGCGAAACCGAACCTGCAACCATCAATGCTTCTGGCCTTTATGTAATTGAGCGTAAGGGTTCAGTCGTTGAGGCTTCTCCTGTTGTGGAAGAAGCCTACGATTGGTTCTGATTTAAACTACCGTGTAAGCGTGGCGGTTGAATGACGCTCAATAGGGTGCAAAGCCCTCCCTTTGGGGGAAAATAAAATGATTAAAGAAAATAGATATTTTTTACATCCGAACAATTTTGTTGTTGACTTATTTAATGTTGACTTCATCACGTTCAGAGAAAACGAAAAGAAAACAGGCGAATATTGGATTAAGTTTCATATTGGCTCAAAAGAATGCAGATATAAAGCAGACGGACAGAAAGAAGTCGCAGAAATCCTCAATATTTGGGGAGATATCCACGGCAAGAATTTAAATGTCGAAGAATTTGAAATTGGTGGTAGTCATGGGACTTTCTGAAAGAAAAAACACAGAAGCAGCAACGGGGTCATTTAAAGATAGACTTGAAGCACATAAAGCAAAACAGATGCAGGATAAGAAGTCCCGTATGGTTTTGGGTATTTGGGGAGAACCAAAGACAGGAAAGACAGGTATTGCTCTCGATTTTCCTGACCGTCCAATTTATGTTTTAGATTGGGACATGGGTGTTCAGTCCACTTGGATTGAACATCACGATGCAACGGATAGAATTACCGTGTATTGTCCTATTGAAAAGACTAAGGAAAATGTAACCGACATTAATCTTTCTGAAAAGAACTCTCACGACTTTATCAAGTATGTTCGTGAGAAGATTGATGAAGGAGAAAAACCAATCTTTGTTATTGATGGCGTGGACTCTTGGTTTGAAGCCTGTATTTTGAAGGTCAATCCTAACCCTACTGTGGTCACAAAGATTATGCCTTTCCAATATGGTGCGCGAAACAAGACCTTCGAGCATTTGATGATGGCTATTTATCATCTTCCGTGTGATGTAATTTTCATCACGCACGAATCAGAAAAATATGTGGATAACTCACCCGTTGGTGTGCAACCAAAATGGCGTGATTGGGGCGGAAAACTTGAGCAAGAGATTCATTGTTACCGTAAGAAGGTAAAGGGTGAAATTCATTATATTGCTGAGTTGGTTGGAAGTCGAACCAACGGTAATCTTGTTGGGACGCAATTTACTACGAGACAAGGAACACCACCAAATATTATTTGGAACGGCATTCCTGAACTCCAACAAAATAGAATTTGAGGGATAACATGAAATTGAATGTTAATGCTAATGAATTAAAGGACGCTTTAGAAAATCTTCAGGTAAAGGGCAAGTATAATTCCAGAGGTGGATTAAAGTCTGGTAGTCTTGAAGATATTTTCTATATGTCTGCAAAAGATGGGAAGATTAACCTTTGGTCTGGTAACAATACATTTATTGTGAACATCAGTCTTGAAGCCGAAGTGGAATCATCCGGTGGCTATATTGGAAAGTCAGATGGCTTCATCTCTTTCCTAAAGCGTTTTGATGGTGATGTAAGGCTTGAGTTTGATGACTACATGATTATCAAAAGCGAAGGTCGTCAAGCATCACTACCTAGAATTACTGAATGGCCTCAGATGAATGCAATTACTCGAATGGGTGAAAGGCTATCTGATATTCCATATGCCTTAGACCCAGAAAAACTTCCGTCATTTGGTAAGGCAAACTTTGAAGGAGCCTTTGTGCTGACTTCAAATCAATTTAGTGACGTAATTACTTCGTGTGAACTAGTTAAAGAGGGAATCTATAAGATTGAGTTTAAGAAAGACTCTCTCGTATTCTCTTCTCAAATGTCCACAGAATCGAAGTTTTCACAAACTGTGGAACCTGCGTTTAGAACAGGCGACCCTGCCACTTTGGAGTATAGTGGTCCACTCCATAAGTTTTTCAAGAAAGACCAATTACTGACTTTTTATGTGCTAGACGATGCACCCTTGGTTATCATCGCTGATGACCGAAGGCTCGTTAAGGCTCCACATCAAGGTGTTTAAATGATTATCTGTAAAGCAGCAACAGGAAGACACATCTATAAATCATGGAGAGAAAACGGTGAAAAGAAGACTGAGTTAGTCGAATTTAGCCCATATTTCTATGTTGAAGATGCTCATCCTGAACCGAGGGAATATAAGATATCTAGGACTCTATCGCGTGAGTTTGAGTTTCAAAAGACTGATGCAGTTAGTCTTGACGGAGTATCTCTTAAGAAGGTATTTATTGATAAGTCTAACGACATTTATCGAGCAAAGGAAAGTTTCTCAAAGACTTGGGAAGCAGATGTTCCATATCATTTCCGTTATTGCGTTGATGAAATGGAGGAAATGCCTGAGTATAAGATGAGAAAATGGTATTGGGATATGGAATGGATGCCTAGTGGAGAACATAAAGATGTGATTACTGCAATCAGTCTTTATGATAACTTTACAGAAACATTCTATCTTTGGACTTGGTTCCCAGAAGAAAGGGAAGACTTTGGAACCCCTAAGATTGAAGAGTATGAAAATGAGATGTATGTCTTTTCTTCTGAAAAAGAAATGCTTGAAAGTTTTACGCAGACAATGATTGAGCAAGACCCCGATATGCTTATTGCTTGGTTTGGGCTTAAGTTCGATTTGCCGGTTCTTTTGAAGCGAATGTGTGCTAACGACCTCAACCCTCATATGCTCAGTCCTATTTATACCGTGGACGGCATCAAGAACCGTAAGGGAGGTTATGAATACGTTAA